CAACAGTATGATGTCTCAGATACTCAAGTCTGGAAATCTTCTCGGGAATAAGTAATAGAATGGACATCTTCCAGAAGGACAAACTCCTTGTGTTTTGGCCGACCGCATATCAGAGTGCCAAAGAGCGTGCCGAAGCTACAGCACGATTTGTAATTTACGCAAGTATTCTTGTCTATGTCATCAACCGCGACGTCCGTGTCTTTGCGTTAGGTGGTCTCGTGCTTGCCATTCTGTACTACCTGTACACTGCAAACATGATTACAGATGGCAGCAAACTTCGCGCATCAGGAACAGACGGACGCATGCCAAGCGCTCTTCGCCCCAGTGTCACCATGCCTACCCTCGACAATCCCATGGGAAATGTGCTGATGACGGATTACATAGACCAACCCGATCGTCCCGCAGCAGCATGGTATCCGAGCGTGAGACAGGAGGTTCAGAATGTCTGGTCTCAGATTCACCCTTTCGAACGCAAACGTGATGCCGAGAGAAACTTCTACACAGTTCCATCGACAACAATTCCGAACGACCAGAATGCATTCGCACAGGCTGCGTACGGAAAACCATTCTCTCCATTCTGCAAGGATCAGGGAGGTGAAGCGTGCGACCTGGACAGCGACAGATTCAACTTCCCCGAACGTCCTCAAATGAGAGCCGGAAACGGTAGATAAATTAATTTCCTCGGAAATAGAAAGATGCCATCTGTGTATTACAGTACGGCACCAGAGATGCTCCAGGCAAACGTGTGGCAAGGTCCAGCGACAATCACGATGGTGGACATTGCAGAGGCTGGTTCAGATTTGCGATCGATCGATACTCTGTCGTGGAAAAAGACGTACGCAGAGTACCCATACGACTTTCCCAATTCATACGTGACACTTCCTCTGCGTTGGTTGAATTATGACCCACGCAGCACATATGCTGATGACCAGAACAACAGATTTGTACAGAGATATGTAAAGAAATAAAATTCCTCGATTAGATTAATATGGATCCATTGGCTCTTGCAGCCGTTGTTGGTCTAGTGTTTGCCGGAAAAGCTTTGACAGATGATGACAGTGTCAAACAGCCAACAACCACTCGACCCGTCCGTCCGATCACTCGGAAAGACACTGATTTGATGGCACATCCAGGTGACCACTGGGCAGATTACCAAGACGTCAAAATTATGACCCCTGATTTGGGTCGACGTGTCGGTGATTTCCGTTTGACTCCCAAGAATGAAATCCGTTCGCTTCAACAGCCTCAGATTGGAGCCACGCGTTTCCCATACGGACAACCCGTCTACGATTTGTACGGCCGCGAGAACATCACAAACAAGATGAACAACGTGCCTCCAGTGGAGCGCATGAACGTCGGACCTGGTTTGGGTGTCGGACCGGATGTGGCTTCGACCGGTGGTTTCCAACAGTTTTTCCGCGTCTTGCCAAACAACATCAACGAAGAGCGTCTGACGACCCTTCCAGGCGCAGAGGGACCACCCAACCCAGTGGTCAAGAATGGTCTGACCACTATGGGTGCTGTTTCTCATGTCGCCAAGCAAAGCAAGACGTTCTATCGTCCTCCAGCACAGAACAGCGGACAGGGGCAGGGCGGCGCACTCCGTGGATTCGAGGGACGACCCGATCAGATGCGTACCAAACGCAGTACCATTCGTGGAGACACTGGATTCCGCGGAGACACACTGGAACTCGGTCCATCACAATACAACGTGTACCAGCCCTATGACGGTGCATTGATGGACAAGAGCCTGCCTCACTTGTCAGGCAATAGATCCAATCCAGACAGGGCAGGCAACGGTCAGTGTATGAATGTCCGTGACGATCCAGTCAACGTGGTCGGTACCATGACAAACATCCGTCCAGAGTCCATTCCATTCAACATCGGTCCAGTCGAAGTTGTCCGTGGTACAACTCAAAACTATGTCAAACCAGACTTTGACAAGTTTAACAACAGAAAGATGAATTCAAATCCGTATTCATCTCCAGACAGTCTCGACATTGCCATCAGACAGCTCGAAAAGAATTCATTTGTTCCG